ATGCTCAACGATACAAAGATAAAAAAACTAAAACCGATGGAAAAAGCATACCGTATTGCTGATCAAGGCGGGCTATGTATTGAGGTCCGTTCAACAGGTACAAAGTTGTGGCGTGTTCGGTATCGTTTTGCTGGAAAAGCATCAATGATCAGTCTGGGTGAATACCCTATTGTTGGTCTTGCTGAAGCACGTCAAAAGCAGGAAGAGATAAAAGCACTACTTGCCAACAATATTGATCCTGCCGCACATCGCCAACAAGAAAAGGCTGCCATGCTTTGCGATGAAAATAGTTTTGAAGCTATCGCAAAAGAGTATGTGACTAACCGCCTGCAAGATAAATCCCAGACATACATAGATGCTTTTCATCGAGCAATGGAAAAAGATATCTATAATGTCATTGGTCGTAAAAATATCAAAGATGTGACCTCTGCTGATGTTTTAAAGATTATGCAAAACACCGTGAAGCGCGTTAAGGGTCAAGATAATCGTGGTTCTGGTGAAGTCACTGCGATTGAAAACAGAAAGAAGATTGGTTCTGTAATGCGTTATGCAATCGCCACATTGAGAGCTGAGAACGACCCAACTTATGCGGTGCGTGAAGTAATAGCACGTCCAGAGGTAGAGCATGCACGACCTTTAAGTCTAACTGAACGTAAAATATTTAGAGCGCGGATCGATAGCTATGGTGGTGCTGAGTCAACGATCAATTCTATTTTATTTTTATTCTATACAATGCTTCGCACAATTGAGGTGCGCCGACTGCAATGGTCATTTATTGATTTTGAGGAAAGGACTATTACTTTTGAAAAGCAGACGCGAGAGCAGTTGAAAAAAGGCTTGCGCCTAACCAAGAAAAATAGAACGCATGTGGTTCCAATGTCTGAGCAGGTTTATCAACTTCTACTCAAGCAAAAGAAGCTCACTGGTCGAAAAAAATATGTTTTTGAAGGTGTCTATAATGGCGGGATGATGCCAGCAACAACAATAAATAGAGCACTGCAATATATTATGCAGGACGTTACAGCGCATGATTTCCGAGCTACAGCATCAACCTTGCTGAATGAATTGGGTTATGAAGAAAAATGGATTGAAACACAGTTAGCGCATGCGGATGAGAATAAAACCCGTGCGTCGTATAACCACGCCAAGTATCTAGCGGACCGTAAAAAGATGATGCAAGATTGGGCGGATATGGTGGATAGTTGGAAGGAATAATAATGAAAACATGGACCTACTTTTATATAGAGCACATGATTAAGAATGGTGAGATTTTTAGGAAGGAACCTGGGTCGGCTTTAAATTTGAAAAGTAATTATGTGGTTTTGAGTGGGGTGTGGAGTTAGCCCTCACTTAGAGGGCCACGATTCATTTAATCGTTTCGCATCAGCTGCGTGTTCATCAGCTCGTTGCGCCACTGCTCGATATTCATTGACGCATTTTTCGAGTACGACACCGCTGGCATTGGTGTACTCAATGATGGTTTCTCGGGTAGCTGTGGACATACGACTTGAGGCTGTATCGATTTGCTTTGACAGCCGGTCAATAGCGGACTTAGCGCTATTGCTATCAGCAATGATGTGTTTGATATCTTCACGATGTTGAATCTCCGCTTTAAGTAGCTTTTCAGACCATTGTTTTTCTTTAGCAAGAGCATCAGCTTTCGCTTTTTCGGTTAATGCTTCAGCCTTGGCTAGATTGGTTTGATATTTCGCATCGAGAGTGTCGTAATGCTTCTGCCAGGTTGATGCACGCCATGTCTGCACACCCAAACCAATTAGGACCAGCAATAAAAGAGCCGTCAAAATAATAATGACGGCTTCGTAAAATTTAGCGATGAAGGCTTTTATCATACCCAGCCCCTCAACTTAGCCAGATGCGCTTTACGATCTGCTAGACCATTAGTGCCACCATTGATCCGGCGCGTAATAGCCAACACATCATCTTTATCGGCTAAAGCATTCAGACCATTATCCAACCAGAACTTACAAGCAACCATTAAGCCGATACTTGGTATAGCTATAATCTCAGGATTATTTTCAAAGTCGATGCCGAGCTGCTGACCATACTTGCGATAGTTTGTGCGTCCAGTCAATTGGATTGGGCCACGACCTTTAAATCGCTTACCATCCCCTGCCTGCGTATTGCCTAAATCCTTTCGGCCTTCGTATGCTGCACCAGATGCAATTTCTTCCATATAACGAAAGTTGCCAGACTCATGTGCTAATTGTGCAAGGAAGTGAATAAAGCGAAGTGAGTTGTCCAGGATGCCATAGGTACGCAAATGGACATTGGCAGCAAGACCGAGTTCTTCAGCACGCGATTGGCTGGCACCTAATTTTTTGAATACCGCAGTCAAGGTGCCACGGCCAATAATCCCATCGTCATGTACACCTACTGTTCTTTGGAGTTTTTTAATTTGAGTGGTGTTCATCATCTTTATCCGTATTAAAAAATTTAGGACGTGCACCCTCCTTTCCCCAGATATAAAGCTGTCGGGTGAAAAGTACGAATACAATACTTACTGTGGTGTAAAAAAGAGTTCCGGCTGGGCTGGGTGAGTAATCATCTTTTACAAAGAGTGCTACCCCAAAAATAATTGACAGCATCAAAAGAAAATCGATGTGCTTTGGTAATTTAATTTTTGGGTGAAATACCATGATTGCAAACGAAACCAGAAACAATACCAATGCCGTCTTACTTATGATTAGCAGCATCTTCATTCTCCTTTTTGACCAAACCAAGAAGTCTTGATCGAGCCAAACTTAATAATGCTTCAGCTGTACTCTTACCAGCAGCACCTAAGACAAAACCAAATAGCTCAGGGTACTTGCCATTAGCAAGAAATAAGCTTGCTGGCTCAGCAAAGACCACACACAAAATGAAGCCTGCAAAGAACCCTATCCAGCGATCCCGGGCTGGCTCTTTACTTAATAGAAAGCCAAAAGTCGCGCCCAGCACACCTGTAAAAAGGATGTGTGAATGGTTCTTTATGCTCTCCAATACTTGACTAAGAAAGTCCATATACATCCCCTTTAATCATACACCCCCCTATAAAATCGGCATTAAAAAAGAGCCTTTCGGCTCTGGTGGTGGATCATTTGACATTGTGCCCCCCTAAATTTTGGTAATAAAAAACCCTGATCTAATTAAAGATCAGGGTTGGTTGTAGTTTGTTGGGTGTTATGCGGGCGCACTACTCTTCATAAGAGAATTAGTCTTCCGTGACTTAATGAAATTCGTAACTCTGACTTCAACTATTTGATAGAAAAGACACCCAACTACTGCACTGAATATTAACGCTAGTAATGCAATTATGTGCCCATCTAGGAATGTAAGGTATTTTGATGAAATTTTATAGAATAAAGGGATTGTGAATACTTGTATTAGATAAATGCTATATGAAGCATTACCTAAATATATAGCAAGCTTATTCTTAGTTTGGCCCATCCATAGCAAGCCAAGAACAATAAAGAATGCTGGTATTCCCCACTTCACAGATCTATGAATATCATAATCAAAAAGTATAGATGAGCATAATAATAGGAAACCGAATCCAGCGATTAGCAATCCATTCTTTGGTTTTAATCTCAAAAAAACAAAAGCACAAAGCATTCCAAACGCAAATTCGAGAATAATTAAATCAAGCGAAGTTACTAATGGAAGTAAAACCAAAGCAACACCCATTGTTAAATAACTAAATATCTTATTCTTTATAAATAAACTTAATGAAAATATAATATAAAAAAGCATTTCATATTCTAAAGTCCAGCCCACATACAATAAAGGCATTTCTTTAGACATCCAGTCTTCAATAAATAAGAATGAATAAATTATTTTTGAAGAACTAATGTTTATAGAGTTGAATGCTGACGGAATTATAAATACTAATGACAAATAAGCTAATGTAAGCAACCAATATACAGGTACAATTCTCTCTATGCGGTTCTTAATAAATTCAAAAGATGATTTTCTATTCTTCTCTTGAATAAAAACCATTATAAAACCAGATATTACAAAGAAAATATCAACGCCATTTTGACCCCATTCTTTTAAAAAATGGAAGCCATTTGCGGAAATACCGTATGTTATAGAAGCACCAATAATGTGGTAAAAAACGACATTGAGAGCAGCAAAAGCCCTCAATGCCTGAATATTATTAATCATTAGAATCTACTCAACCTTATTGTTAAATTCCCTAGCGGATTCGTCCAGCTTGACCCGATAGTAATAATAAGCATTCCAGTCCCATTAATAGATAAACTAATTTTATTTGCTGTTGCTGTTGTTGCAAACATTCCTCCGACATTAAATATCTGAGTTACTGTTTTTGTAACAGCATCATAAACAAACTCTATCTGAGACTGTAAATATGTTGCAGTAAGTTTAAATGATTTATCACCGAATTGCGCTACATTTGCAGTTCCTGAACCAGTTACTTTGTAATCAATGTCTACTTGATTCCAATAATCGACGCAATTTACTATCCCGTCATTTTTTAACTTTTTAAAATTAACTTTGTATGTTGTAGATGTTGATGTGCTTGACATGAATAAGATTGAAAAATCAAACTCATTGGCTTTAGCGACATAAGCATTATCAATAAATGCTACCCACATATTTGAAATTGTAGAGTTACTATAAAGAGTAAATCTACAATTAGTTACTTTTAAATAAGTTGTTACTGCGCCTGGTTTAAAAGGTGAAACACGAGAAACTGCTTCAACATTATCGAGATATACTTTTTTAACACCGTCAAAGGGTGCAGCAAAATCAGAAAACTCAGCACTTGATCCCACAAAGCTTGATAAATTTTCAATTGAATGCACAACATTTATTAAGTGTAACTCATCTATGTTTTTTGTGGTTCCGCTTCGTAGAAAGAGCATATTCGTATTTTGAGACCAACAATTTATAAAGCTCGAATTAAGGAATTTCACAACACCACAATCTTCTTCGCCCGTAAATCGAATCGGACAACCAGCATTTTTTATTGTCATACGATTAACAGTTAACTTTGCAACGTCATCAAACATAAAAGGATATGTTGCAATCCGAGCATCAAGTAAAATTTGGTAGTCTTTAAAATTTGCTTCATTCCAACCGTATACGTCCATTACACCGACAGTATTTGATGGATTCTTGCTTGTAACTCCTATGCCATCAACGCTCCCGGTTTTAAGGCCAGGGGTCTTTTTATGCTTAATTGTGCATGCTGAAAAACAACCTATATCATTGATGTTTCTTGTGATTGAGTTTTTGCAAGTGTTATAAACACTTTTTTCAATAGCTCCTACACCTGTAATGTTGTCTATTTCATATAAATCCGTAGCATCAGATTCACATAAAATACAGCATTTTCCATTTAAGCCAACACCATTATTTTTCTTAATCCAATATGTTTTTTGCATATCTGAATTAATGATTTTAATATCTGAACTTTTGCCAGATTTAAATATTGATGTAGCTGAATAGATATTCGTTTCATTATTAAAACCAATAACATTATTTTCATATCGAGTGGCTTTTTGATTTGTGAAAGTTAGCATACAGAATAAACCTAAACCGTAATGCTCTACATTTTCAATAAATGAGTAGTCTGAAACTCTAGCCTCAATAAAACCTTGCATCCGTGTTTGGTTGCTGTCATCACTCCATGAATTTTCATCGTTAAGATCAAGTACACCTCGGATATCTAAATTTTTAAGGGTTAAAGATTTAATATTACGATTATAATTAAAAGGAAAAAGTTGCTGACCATCTGTAGTTAATGTTCCTCTATGACCAGCTACCAAAATTTTTAACCCATCGTAATACACCACTTCAGTTCCATCTGTTTTGGCGTAATAGTCTAAGTTAAGGTTTGCTGGAACCTTAACAGTTGCCTTTCCATTTTTACAAACATATCGGTTAAAAAACAAAGTGCCAGTCTGAGTTAGTGTGTAGACTTCCCCAGGAAAAAGCTCAACAAAATTATTAGTAGATTGTTTGATCCAATTTGATGCAGCAACAAAATCATTATTAAAATCTTTTATTGTACGCCATTGTTCATTTTTTAAAATTTGCGCATCATTAATCTGCTTCTGATTTTTATCACCATAAACAACAAAAGAAGCATCCCACCCCTTATCAACAGCGATTTGAGCAAGACGCTGCATCAAATAATTGTAATATTCATCAAGCTGATCTAAAGCTACCCCTTGCTTGCGGATTTCTTCAAGAAATTCTTCTACAGCTTTATCCACATCACTTGGACCAGTATCGGTCCAAGTTCCTGTAACTGGCACCACGCCTTCAGCACTAGTGCGATTCCAACGCCAGATCTTACGCGTATCGTCAGCACGTGCACGCATCTCTGCAACCACTGGCTTAGCCGCCAAAAGAAGCGCTTCTGTTGAATAACCCGTGTAAAAACCCTGAGCGATCACTTGATCTGCTTTAGCTTGCAGATCCTCTACAACCAACGGCACAGACTTATATGGAGCACCGTATCGAGGATTTACAATTTTTTTCTCATTCGCTGCTTCGCCAATGCTTTTCACATCAACATCAGCCCCTTCCAATTTCTGGATAGTTACAATTGGCATGCCTTTCTCCAAGCATAAAAAAGCACCCTTTCAGGTGCTGATTAAATCAAATATATGTATGGTCTTTTTCGTAGTAGCGTGCGTCATAATTGATGCACGTTAACCGGTTGGCCATCTCATCGTTCGGGCTGGCTTCTGTCAGTAAGAATGCTGAACTCGATGCAGTTTGAGCCTCTACGATCTGGTAGGCAGTTTTGATAAACCGGTCTTCCTCGACCACAAGTGGTTGTAGTGGCGCCCGAGCCAGAATGACCTGATTATAAAATTCACCAGGTAGACACTGGATCATATCCACCGTTGCATCCCTTAGCTGCAGATGAATGTAATAGGTCACATCATCCTGCATCTCGACATTTTGCGATAAAGTAAGTGTTAGCCCATCAACTGTATCAACCTCACCGTCCTGAGTCTTGATGTTGGTATTATCAGCAACCAAAATTCGGTCATTCCTAACAAGCAGGTTTGATTCATCCAGTGCATCAAACTCGACACTCTCAGTCTGGTACTGCAGCTTATTCCATTCACGCCATGCCCGGGTTTTAGCCACAGCATGATTTCGGATACCGGATGTAGTGATCTTTAGTGGATTTCGTGCAGAGCCATTTTCTGGTATTGCATAGGTCACACGAAGGTCATCATCAGGCGAAGTGTATTCCAGCTCTACACCGTCATAATCCTTATCAACACCGAGATTGAACGTCCGCTTTTCTGATCCGGGCACCTTGTTGCGATGATTAAAAAGCAGCACCGAGTTGTCCTGTGGCGCTTCAAATTTCAGTCGCAACTTGTTTCCGTATCGGTAGGTTTCAGAAAAACATGCTGACGCAACCATGGCTGCCTGTTCCTCAAAACTCAAATTATCATCATCGAATGTGTAGCAGAATTCTGCCGGTGCATTCGAGCCAAAATAGGTTTTGATTTTCTGAATCTCTGACTTGATTTGCGGAATATCAATCTCTGTTGAAGATCTTCGCCCGATATATTCATCCAGTGCCATATTAATTAATGCCTGACCTGCATCGCGTGTTGCCTGTAATGCACCAGTGCCATCAGCCATAAGCTTACGGGTTACCAGACAGTTTAACTTGCGCTCTTTGACTGATAACGCCCCATCTGTGGCAACTGTTCTTGAGCGAATAACAGTTACACCCGGATAACTGGTTTTATCGGTCTGTGCAGCCAGATAAACATCTTTAACCTTACATTCCGTTACTGGCGAGTTACCGGATTTTTGTCTGGTCTTCGCAATACGGAAGCTAATCCCTTCGCCATAACCACGCAGCACTTCACGAATGGTAATACCAAAAGTATCTTTGTTGCCGTTTCGGTATTCGTAATGCTTTCTGGTATAAACTGTTGTTTCACCCAGGTATCTATACTGAATCGTGATTTCAACAAAACCTTCACCTACCTTCCCTTTGCTGGTCATGTTGTACAGACCTTGTGGGAAATAGAAGTTAAAAATAGCTTCCGTTGGGTCGTCAAACTCAACATCAAACCAGCCAACCCACTTATCTGTAACCAAATCCAGATCCACTGATGACACCAGGTTATAAGTGGTTCCACCCAGCAAATCGGGTATTTTCGACCAGTCTGGATTAATGCTGCTTGGTGTGGCCAAAGTGATTGTGCTCGATGTGATCGAGCTGACTGTGTAAGCTCCATCCAGTACCACACTATTAGATGATTTGTTTAATGAAATACCTGCTGCAACTGTGTGATTCTGCGCCACAAACTCCCAGTTAAAGTTGGTGTTTTTTGGCTGGGATAAGGTAATGGTATATAAGTACCCTGTGCCACTTATCACACGAGCAATACTTGAGATATCGTATTGACCAGACAAGTCACGAAAAACGCTCTCAGTGGAAAGCACTTCTTCCGTTTCCGGATCAATTGTCTCAACTATAATCTCAAAAGTCGCACCGGTAAGCAGAATACCTTGAAAGCTTGCATAGTCAGGCACGTTCTCGCTTGACTGAATCGTGATAATGCCGCCCGGCTTTACAGTTGCAGTACCGGATAAGATGGCATCTTTAACCCCATAAGCCGCTCCCTGAATATTAATTGCATCACCAGCCTTAAAGTAACTTGTGAAATTAATGCCTGTATTTTTGCGATTAATAACACCGCCTGTTGTGAAATAAATGCCTGCATTATTGTCCTCATCGCTGAGCACCCTGTCACTTGGTGGTTGCAAGGTTTGACCATTAATTGATGCTGATTTTTTTACAGAAAGTGGCAAGCTGCTGAATACCTGTCCAATACGGTAAAACGCTGTGTCCCCCACCAAAGGTATGCCTGGCTCATAAATACTCACACTCACACCATTAATTGCACCGGCAGGCGTATCACCATCACGGCAGTCATGAATCTGGTAATACCCTCGACCGATTGCCATCAGACATTCTTCAATTTCGATGCCATTCTGATAATAGGTATAGGTAACTGCGATCAAATCCGGATATGAGCGTACAGTTCCATAAATATCAGGAATACGGCTTTTCACGCGCGCCTGATTGGCCCGCGCTGCAAGCTCGTTATTTGATGAGCCAATCCCGCCAGCGTTAGGCTTGGGCATAGTGGCAATCATATAAACACTATATGCAGCTGAAATTGCAGTAACCACCCAAAATGCAATTTTTGCAATAACCGCAAAAGCTATTGCTGGATGCACCACCACATAAAATGTGCCTTCTAGTGACTGTAAACGCTCAATATCAGCTGTGGTTTTGGGTGTAATATTGGTCGCCTCTGAAACATAATTATGATAAATCCGAGCATTCTCAGGAAATTTATCAAACTGTTCAGCAAGATATTTGCACACATCATCAACCGTGGCTTCGGTTTTATCCTGGCTAAACTGATCACGTATGATGATGACTTTTTTCATGTGTAGAATCTCACTTCACGAAAATGCATGGCTACGGTTTCAAGTGGCACGAACTGCACCCCTCGCGGTGTTAAATGTAAAAGCTTATCGACATAAAAAAGCCCGACATGTGTCGAGCTTTTCTCATTGTTTTTAAAGAAGACCAAGCAGGGTGAAATTGGCTTATCCAGTCTTTTAAATCGGCCTTTACCATTCAAAAACTTTTCAACCCGCCTGCTTAAGTCTTTGCCGGTGATCTGTTTCCAGGCTTCGCAGGCAAATTCATTACAGGTGTAATCACGCGTCCACGTCCGGTCCAGTAAGTTATCGATAGACATTAGATTCCCTTGAGTAGTGGATAGTCTTCAAAGGTATAAAGCTTTCCGGTTTTGACAGAGTTCAACTCTGGTGCCTGAGCATCAAAGGTCACAAGCCCGGTGCTGTCCTTGGAGATCGTAGGTGCTTCCAGGGTTTGCATCTCAACCATGGGTGCTGAAAGATCATCATCCCGATATATTTTGAAGTTGATCTTTGGTTTTATCCGTGGATAAGCAGAGTTTCGGATATTTTTTATCGCATCCATAAGCTCATCTTCCATATCCGCCAAAGTCACCTGCAGCTTTTGATCAAGGTCATTGGTGACATTGGTCCGCTTGATTGACATTGGCTGATATTGGTAGAAGTTATTCCCGATCTGCACGCCATCTTCATCATTCCGGGTATACCGAAATACTTTGGTAAAACTCGGATGGGATATTTCCAGGCATTCAAGCTGCACCACTCCACCAGAACTATTGAGAAAAAATGCAGTGTAATCTGTCATAAGTTCTCCAATGCATCCGGCAATGCCACGTTAGCCAGGTGATCGAGTGGATCAAATAGCTCGACCAGATCCACACCCTCTGTTGCAGCACTCACAATTACCTCATCCATATTAGGATCGATATTTAGAGGCTTCACTCGAAGTTCTGCTGTAACGGTATAAACAGGGCCGTCTTTGCTTTCAAGTCGAGGGCTTCCAGAGAAATAGCATTGATAATCCTCAACCTCGGGACCATCAATACAAAGCTTTGCCAAAAAACGCTGATTTGGATTTCTGGCCCAAATGCGATAAAAGGCCATCAAATACTGATAACCCGCATCCTTCACTACCCATCGTACAGATGCTGAGTGATATGTACCTTTTAAAGCTCGGCGGAACCTCGGTGCACCACCTTCCAGTTCTTGCGAAAGAACACCATCCCCAATCTGGGCTGAGTAGCCAGACTGGGTTGTGCAATACAAAAGCTTTTGCATTATCGTCTCCGTGCCGCTGTGGTGTTTTGTTTGAGTGACTTGGAAAGCGTACTATTGGGGTTACCTAAGCGTCCTGCAAGCTGCCGCTCAATCACATCAATATCAATACTGCCGTCAGGGTTTTGACGCGCATCGACCTGTGCGCCAGTGTTGTTGTTGATGGTGATTTTGGCTCCAGAATTACTGTTTCGCGCTTCATTCAAATAGTTTTTCAGGTCACTATTAGTCCGACTATCAACAACACGTTCACCCTCATCCAAAAGCCATGTGCCTTCTTTCGGGATATTATCGATGCCGTCGTGGGCCATGCCTGAGATGGTTTGGCCGGCGATCATAGCCACATTCGCGTAACCCATTGCCAATATTGCCTTTGAAGCCAAGATTTTGGCACCAAATAAAGGGATTGTTGCGTCAGCGGCCACTTGAGTGGCTGCCAAATGAGTGCTCACCAAAGCAGATCCAATGGCAAACATTTGTTGCATTAAAAACATCGCCTTAAACGCTGCCGATTGCTCACCTTCACTATCCTTGACCGCCTGCGTCATCTGCGACCAAGTGTTTTGTGCTTGACCTAACAGATTACCCCATAAACCCAACTGACTTTCGTACTGAGTTTTTGCTAGATCTTGCTCTTGTTTGCTGTACGCCTCAGACAATGCAGCCTTATTTTGCAAATAAGCTTCATAAGCCTGCTCAAGCTGTTTATATCTTTCAGTATCTTCAAGATACTGATTATTCTCGATAGCAGACTGAGCTGAATACAGTTGATCTGATAATTGAGAATAACCATCTTGCTGTTCATTACCCAACTGCCATCTTTGATACTCCTCTGGCTTCATGGAGGCTCTAGCGCTGGCTTCCACTCCCATCTGAGTCATAGCACCTAAAGGTTCATTCATCATGGCAAAAGCATTTTGGCGCGCTAAAATAATCTGCTGATTAGCCTCATTTTCAGCTTTTACACGCTCGTCCTGAGCCTTAATCCAGTTAGCCACATCATCTTCATAAGCCTTCTGTTGAAGTCCTAAAAGACGGTCGCGCTCTGTTGGATCAGTAGCAAAAGCTTTTTCGATCTCCTTGATTCTTTCTTGGTTATCGTATTCAAGATTTTGCCATTCGTTGTAGTAGCTGACCTGAATAGCCTTCTTGGTTTCAGCCAGCTCCTTTTCACGTTTTTCGCGCTCAATAGCAAATTGCTCTTGCTCCTTCAACCAGTCATCAAAAGAATAATCCTCTGTGAATGAAACACCACTGGAGCCACCCATATAACCCATTACTTTGCCAGAGTATTCGCGCGTTTCTCTTGGCATTGGCCTGTCAGCAAAGTACCCTTTCTGACCATTCTTCATGCCTGAACCATATTTTAAATAGTTCTGCATGTTGCCTTCGCCCCAGTTGTAGGCGCGTAAAGCATTCTCAAGGTTGCCTTCAAACATTTTGAGTAATTTATCAAGGTACTCGGCTGCACCTTTTGCACTAGAATTAACGCTATTAACATCAACATTAAATCGCTCAGCAGTTTTTGGCATAAACTGGAATGCACCTCTTGCACCAGCACTACTTCTAGCGGTGTTGCTGTTTGGTGATTCAGTCATATTTACAGCAGACAATAAGCCTTTTGGTAGTCCTTTAGCGGATTCTAGTGCAGCATAGTTCGCTTTAGCCGCGTTAGATGCAACCAAAGCATTCACCTTCATAGCATTGCCCTGAGCCTCGACAAGCTTCTTGTTTCTCTCCTCGATTTTTGCGCGCTCCTCGAGGGTTTTATTCAAGCCTTGATCTGCCTTCCAGCGATCAAGCACAGAATTCAGCACCTTCGCATTTAATCTTTCACTCGTACCAGCTATATTTGAATCCTTTCGCGCCTCATACATCATTTCAGCAAGCTTTGGATCAATATTTCTCTTTACGAGTTCGTTTAAGTAGTTGCTCTTCGATGCCCCCTCGGTATTAAGGTTGAGAAGTTTTTGAATTTCTGCGCTTAGACCAGCAACCTCGCCAGCAGTCTGCTTAGCCTGATCACCCACCCCTTTAACGGCTGGCTCCATTTGACTAACGAAAGTTTTTTGAGTCTTAAACTCATTGCCAGCTGTTTTGACCGATCCAGCTAATGTGTTGAACTTATCCTTGCCGGTCTGATTGATAAAGTTCAAGGCATTAATTTTTCCTGAGAATCGATCAATATCACCGGTTTTCTTGTATTCAGCAATCAAGGCATTAACCTGTTTTGATTGCTCAGATGTCATGTCGTTATGACGACTAAATGAGTAGGTGGCGGTGATTAATTTTGAATTAACTTCATCGTATTCCTTTGCTAGATCCTGAAGGGTATTTTTTTCAGAAACAAGCTGCGCACGACGCTTAACTTCATCAAGCTCCTTATATTTCTTGATTGCATCATCAACCGACTCATTATTTTCTCTTAATGATTTAGTCGACTCATCGGCACCATCTCTCATCATTAAATAGCCTGCCGCCACAGAAGCTACAGTAAGGCCAAGCCCCACCCAACCACCTGTTAGTCCCAGTAAAAGCGCCTTAGCTGATGCAAGTCGACTTGTTGCTCCAGTTGCTGCACTGGTTGCAACTGTGTATGCAGCTGTAGATGCTGTGGCCTGCCTTTCTGCAACTGCAAGTTGAATAGCAACCTGAGTAGCTCTTGCCTCCAAAACAATCCTTTCTTGTAGATTTGTGTTTTGACGAATTCTGGCAATAAGTAGGTTCTGCTCAGCAGTAAGTGCACCGACCTTACTTCTCGCAGCCTGCATCTGAGTGCTCAGCAGCTGAACATTTGCTGCTTTCTCTGCCACTAAGGCCTGTTTTTGTTCTACACTTGCAGCGATCGTCTTTTGGATACTTCCAAGCATATTGGCAGAGTAACGGCCCGCAAATATAGCACCAACCACCAAGGCAATATCACCAACCGTATCTAGGTTATCCCCTAGAGTTTCCAATGACTCACTAGCCCCATCAACACCGGCTTTAATCGCATCACCAATTCCTGATTGCGATACTTTTAGGAATAATCCATCAATCGTATCCTCAAGGTTTGCAATAGACCCATCTAGGGTTTTCATACGGTTTTCCATTGCGCCAGAAAAATCTACATTACCCAGATTAAGAAGATATTTTTCAATCTCTTTGGCATTATTTCTAATGGTGGTGGTTTGACCCTTAAACGTAAGTGACACTTTGCCATTTTCTTGACTAGCCTTGATTCCAAACTCTTTTAATCGCTCAAACTCGCCAGTGGTGGCATCCGCTACAGCCTCAATCATTTGATCAAGATCCTTGCCCATTGCAGCGGCAGTATTGCCATAAGAGGTTAGTGCGGCTTCAGATGGCTTTAACCCCAAGTTTGTAAGCTTAATAAAAGCACCAACAGACTGCTCCAAGCCATAAGGAGTTTCTTTTGCAAACTTCTGCAAAGAATCAAATGCTGCTGCCGCGCCTTCTGCTGACCCGGTTGCTGTTATTAACCCTGCATTCAGCTTATCAAAGGTGCGTTGAGTATTAATCAGTCGGTCGATAGAGACATAGGATGCCGCAACCCCAGCCAATGAAAGCCCAATATTTTTTGCAGACATTGAGATGCCTTTATCAGCCTCCTCGAAATCGCGCGCCATATTGCTTGCTGAAGTCTTGGTCTGTCTTTCGGCATTCTTCATTGGCTCAACAAATTGGCCAATACGAGCAACTAGATTTAATGTTAAAACACCCAACTTACCAACCATAACTTTTCCTCTAGGCGTAAAAAAGCCCGCATGATGCGAGCTATGGTTTTATATTGCTAAAACCACCTTGATGTGGCTTTCATTAGAACTCTAAAGTGGAACTTTCATTTTTCCATCTAAACATTTTTTTAGAATCTGAGAAGCATACTTTTCCTCATTATTGATTCTTTTATCTGCGAAAACCTCATTAATAGTTTTAATATATATATCCGCATCCTCATTATCTTTAACAACTTGGATTAGCGCGCTTGGAGACCCACCTACTAATTTATTACCCACGACACTAGATGCAAAGTCAGAATACGCCGCACAAGATGTTCTTTCGGGGTTGCTTAGTTTGCTATCACTTTCGCAGTGTGCAAACCACCCTCTCTCAAATGAAAATGAAATCTTTTCATCAGCATCCTGAAATACTGGAATACCGTTTGCCAGATAGAATGGTTTAAACCCCGTATAACCTCCATAGCTATTTTTTGCATTCACCTCCCCACAGTATCCCTTAATGTTCTGAAATTTTGCAGATTCTGGATCTTTTAAGTGTTGTCGAGTTAGTTTTTCGGTCTCCGAATTGCTACACCCAACCAACCCAACAACCAAAGCTAATAAAATAATTTTCTTCATATCTAATCCCTCTTTATTTAGGACAAGATACTAACAATCAGGTGAAAAAGAAACCAATCTGAATTGATTTCTTATTTCCCGAAATTCTCCACCAGGTAATCCTCAAGATTCTTTTCTACTGGCTTTTCTTCATGGGTCATTAGGTCATGCAGCTTCACATTCTTAACACCTTTCAGCATTAAAATAGACTGGTGAATCCTTGCTAATTCTTGCTCGAATCTTCTTCCAAGGTTGAGGCTTCCGTATTTTCGGATGTAGGCGGTGTACTTTTTGATTTCTCGGTATGGGAGATCGGCGATTTCGCTGTACGTTTTACCGAGCGCGATGCTGATTTCGATGAGGATTTCGTCGTCTTGGTTGAGTTCAGTTGCTTTCCCAATACGTTAATATCCACAATTTTTGACCATAGTGCATCTACTAGAGCTTGGTTAAAATGGGTGCGGATTTCATCTTCAGTGAATGCGAGTTGTCCTTTCTCATCACAAATAACGCTTGCCAAAACACCAGCTAAGGCCTCTTTGTTTTCACCATAGGCTTTCATTTGGGCTACTGCTGTGCTGTAGCTAAATGGCAGAATATGCGTATCAAACTCTGCATCTTCACCAGCAACTTTGATTTGGACTGTCACATGCTCCGGCTTACCCATTAGTGCGCCAGACTTAATGTCTTTTGAAGTTAATTTTTTCATGATTCACCAAGAAAGCAAAAGGCCCTATACGGGCCTTAAATTAAACAGTTGCTGGAGTAAGAGTTACACCAGTTGAACGCTGTAAAGTGAACTGGTAGCCCACAATAGAATCAGCTTCAAAAGTTGGTACTGCTGGAGTTAGTGCGCCCTTAAATGACCAGAATGAGCGTCCAGTTGGTAGAGCTACAGCATTTGTAGCTACTGTTGGCGGAGCAACTGAATCACTCGCACCAATATAAAATTCAAGTTCGGTGCGATTTTCTGCCCATTGAATAAGTTTTAGGTGGGATTCATTTTCTGGATCAAGTCGAATCGAGAGTGAACCATCACCCGGATCAGATAGCCCCGGCATATAGGATTTGGATTTCGTTTCTTCAAGACAGGTTGTTTCAATTTTTGAAGTACTGTCACTCCCTAAGTCGATACCGGTTACACAGACAAGTTGCGTAATGTCGGTACCATCAAAAGCAAAGACGTTTGTCCCTTGCGTGCGTAATTCTGCCATTTGCGAGTGCTCCTCAATTTTAGGCATAAAAAAAGCACCCAGTTGGGTGCTATGTGGAAATTTCCGTTTAAACTAAATCAAAATCTTTACCAATCATCACTTCTTGCGAGCCAATAAAGAGCCTTGATTTTTCAATGTAACTATAAATTTTCGCAGATCCATCTATTCGATCCAAAAACCAATTCGCATCAAAGCCGCGACCGAAGATATTGGTGTCAGCTATACGTTCAAAATGGTTTGGGTGAATATTGGTGATATAACAGTGCGGCTCTAAAGCCATTCTGATTGCTGCCCGAATATCCGATGCTCTTTTCTGCTCGGTGTCGTAAACCACGATTTGGAATGACACATGATCGGTATTGGCTGGGCAATCCAAGTGGTTTTCAGGATTTGCTGTGACCACTGACCAGACTGCATAGGGGTATGGGGTTTTGTGTGGTGCAATGTCTTCAAATACTCTTAAAGGATTGGTGCCGAGCAATTCTTTCACATCAATACTGGCATTGAGCACCGGAACTACGGGTAAAATATTCATAACTTGGCGAGTTCCTTGTCGATTTCTTTATTGAAGTTTTCAGCAAAGCTATTGGTTACGGCCTGGATATTGTTTTGTAGTGCTGGGCGCATGAATGGAGTTGGTGGATTATGCACACTGCCCAGCTCGACCCAACGCCAATGTCGGGTGTCCCCACCACTTGTATTAGGTGGATTAGGATTGGAGAATGACGCGCCACCACGCACGCCGACACGCATCACCACTTCATTCGGGTTTCGTGTCTTACCTGCGGCAATAGCAATATTTTTCCAAATCTTTTCGGCTGTTTCAGGATCATCAATATTTTTTGCACCAGATCGAGCTACATCACGCACAATCGCCATGGCTTTACGCATGGAGCGTCTTGCAGCATTCTTCATCAAGCGAGGATTTCCAAGTCTTTTAAGCTTCTCTTGAACTTCATCCAAGCCTTCAATATTAAATTCTACCGTCATGGCTTACCCCACTAATGACAACTCCAATGTCATATAAATCCGACCATTTTCATTGTCCGGCTTGGGTGGTGATACGATCTGGAAGGTCTGGCCGTCATAAATAACACGCATGGTTGTGTCAATATCATTACGCTTATTGAGCTTAAGACGAGCAGTAAGATCATATCCAGCAGCTTTCACTCTTATGGTGTCCTTTACAGATAGATATTCCACTTTTCCGAATAACTTTAAAATCTCAGTCCATGCTTCGGTTTCATAGTTGTATTCATCATAGACTATGGTCTTTTTTTGGATTTTGACGGTGTGTCGAAACTCACCAGCACGTCTAGCCATAAAACCACCTCAAATCGCTGTAGGCTTACGATATGGATAAAGCAGGCTTTGTACCGGCATCGGCAGGAAGTTGCCATTTACCGGCATTTCCTGCTCTGCATTGCGGTACTGATCCCAATATCCACACAGCAATAAAATTGCCTGATGAATCGCTTTAGGATAATCAGATTCAAACTCATCAGTGATGTAATTCAACACCACCGAATCCGCTGCATCCAAATACCCCTGAAGCATTAAATCATTTGAATCATCGTCATAGCGCAAATGCTCTTTTAGGGTCTCAAGACTCACAATACTCATTCTTCACCCCATTTCTTTTGCGCCAATTTGAAGTTTTCATGGCTAAATTCGCCCGAATGATCCTTTTCACAGTGCCATAATGAGCCTTTATGCGTCACAAACTGGCCTGATTTATACTGGTTTTCAGTCTTAAAAATGCCTTGATATTGGCTTTTTTGATCTGAATTTTCAGTATCTTGCGGTGTATTTGGTGCAGATTTACCAAAAGGATCATCCAACTGGTCACGCTTAGACAATGCTTCCAACGAATAGTTCTGCTGCTGCATGTAAACCGTGTCACCACCCACCAAAGGCTCTAAATTGAACTGCTGACGCGCTTCATTTGGTGTAAAGATTGAAGCCTTAACACCACGTTCCTGAATGCCCATTTTTGTTTCTTTATCCATGCGGAGTAGAGAATCAACATCAAGAAATATTTCAAGGCCACGCGCTTTTAAGTCAAATGCATCATCAAGCAGGTTTTCAATAGCTTCTACTGGGCTTTGCAGGCAGTCAGAAAAATAGATTTCATTCAAATCACCAACCTTCTGCCCTGCTGGAATCGTTCCATAGCCCACCTTAAAGGCCGGCACATGCAACACTGAGCAAATAATTTCATTCGACATTTTTAGCTGCTCAATAGTCTGGGTGTCTGAAGCTGTCATGCTGATTGGCTGATATTTCAAATCATCACCCAGTACCGCAGTTTTACCGATGTTTTGGCCGGTATAGTTCGCATTCCATGCTGCACCGATGGCACGTGCTTTATCTTCTGAAATCGCACCAGGAGCAACCAAAATACCGCTTGGCCGGCTCATGTTTCCAAAAGAGGTTTTAGAGTTTTTCAGAATGTTTAAACCGAGCCCTGCTGAAATTCCATAAGCAGTAATGGCAGGAATACCAACCAATGGATGGTAAAGGCAGTTTTCACGATCATGGATAATTTCAGAAGCTGGAACAACAACAGATTCCGTCCCATTCAGCCGATCAATCCCAAGCTGGTAAAAGACTTGCCCATCATCGCTGATCAGCGGCTTTGTCTGATCTGGATTTAAAATAACAATTTTAACTACCTGCCCAAATACATCCCGCACCTTAAATCCGTATGCATTACCACGGAGCTTTCGGCAGATCATCCAGAACTCTAAAAACTGCTGCCAGTTCTGGTAATGGTTTGGCCGTTTAAGAACCACCAGATCCTTAGGAATGGGGGCATTAACTAAAATTTCGCCTTTCTGCTTTTTAAGCAAAATTCCCATTTTCCCAATATCTTGGGAGATTAAAGAAATACACGAGAAAACTGCTGGATGTGCTGCAAGATCTTCCCGGGTCAGCTCATCGTTCTTTTGCCAAGCACCAGAATAAGGCTCATGCACAAATAGAGAGGTCCACCCTTGGTTTGAATGGACTCCTTGGAGGGATTTCTTTTTACCAAATAAATTTCCGAAAAAGCCCATTCTTTACATCCTATTCTTTGGTTTTATCTTCTTTTTTCGCTTTTGGTGCTGCTTTTTTCGGTTCTGTATAGACCTCTGCAACACCAATTTTGAGCAATACATTTGCCTGAAAATCAGGAATCTCTTTCACATCCCCAATATTGGAATCATGGGTCATCTTTAAATATTTAATCTTCATAGACTGTTCCTATAGCTAAACAATTGTGATGCTTAGATATAAAAACAGCCCCAATTAAGGAGCTGTTTTAGGCAACTTGGATTAGCCACCAGTTGGTGTGTAGTCCAGGAATGCTGCAGCAATCGGACGACGTTTCGCCCAAGTGATGAACTTCTCAACACGTACCGCAAATTTGTTTTCTTGCCATAAGTGATGAGTCGTACCACCATCAACCAGAGTTGCTTGGTCGGAGTAAGACACATCCACACCACCATCCTGAGCAAGCAGGATTTCAGAGGTTTTAACAAGAATAATCTTGTCGCCAACAGTCTGAGAAGTGATTACAGGGATACCCATCAGTGTGCGAGTGCCGCGAAGCGCCATGCCTTGGAAGTAGGTATTTCCTAGCGCATCACGAAGCAAGCTGATTTGTGCAGCGCGTGTTTCCGACATTACGAAGTATGAGCCATCCAATGAAAGGTTGGCCGTCACAAAGCTATTCACCAGGGCCAGTAAATCAGCTTCATAATTTGCTGCTGTAGTGCCTGTATTTGGAGTGGCTGTTACCCCATTTAAAACACCCGCAGGACGAACCGCAGTAGCAGCACCAGCATCAAGGAACGTGTTATCGATTAAAGTTTTTGATGCTTCAATCAAATCATCACGAACCAAAATATCTACAGCTGGATCAGAGCGTCGCATTAATTCCTGTGTGTAGACAGTAATCGCAGCAAGCTTATGCTCTTTGATTTCCACTTCACCATAGGTTGGGTTTGTTAATGGCTTTGGAGCGCCTTCACCTACCCATGAAGCGGTACCGCCGGTCAATTGACTTGGGATTTTTGAGTTGAACGGCACATTACGAAAACCTGCAAGTTGATCAAATACAGTTGCGGCACGAAGCATGTCAACAAATTCACCAACAAGGCGGTTTTCGGTAACCAGTGATGCTGCAAATCCTGAGTCTGTAGTGGTGCCTAAGGTTGCCTTTGTCACAAGGTTTTGAACTTCATCGCCAAAGCCGCGCTCTTTCGCAATCTCAAGTGCTGACTTATAGTTACCCTCTTTTGCTGCTAATTGTGACAAGATTTTTGCACGAGCATATTGAGCAAAGCCAACACCTTTAGCGAGTGGCACAATTTCAATTTTTGGCTTTTTCCCTTCAGGATCTGGATCGCCTTTTGCCGATTTTGTAGCTTCTTCAGCAGTTTGACCAGCAACAGGAGTCGCAGTCTTTGCAGCAGCTTCGGCAGCAGCAATTTGTTTTTTAGTGCGTTCAATATTCACTTCAATCGCTGCGATATCTTTTTCAATCGCCTGAATTTCCGCTTCAGTCGCTTCATCAGGTGTGCTGCCTGCTTCCGCTGATTTTGATAGTGCTGTTTGCATTGCTTGGTTTTTTTCAGCCAATGCTTTAAGCAGCTTTGCTAAATACTCTTTCATAGTTTCACTCCACCCTTTGTTGGGCTATTAAGTTTTACGACAACGTGTTTTTGTTCAGATGAATCGCCACCTGGAACGTCTTGAGGTTTTTTGCCCAACGCGGCTTTGTGTTCCTCAAATGCTTTTGAAAATTCTGTTTCTGATTCGCGGTTGCAAGGGATGGTCACCAGTGAAAGTTCATACCACTCCCATTGGTTGAACTGGATGCCACCACCCTTAATCATTTCTGCCTCATCCCAGTTCGGAATAAAGCCAACCGACAAGCCTTTGACCAAGTCGTATTTCAGGGACTGATACGCCTCATCTACACGGTCTTTCAAGACGCCGGGCTCTTCGATTTCAGGAATATGGATTTCGACTTCAATGCCATTAGCTGTGACTTTTGCGCTTGTCACCTGACCAATTGCTTTTGTTGGGTCATGATGGAAAAGCAAAGGCATAGGCAGATTGAAATCTGCACCTTTTGGCACCATCACATCCTTGGCACGATCTTGATTTGGTGTACTGGCGATTCCCTTGAAGGTTCGCTTTTGCTCATCAAGGCTCTTAATTTCGACAGAGCCAAAGGTTTTATGTAGAGCAGACATAAGGCTCTCCCAATAAAAAAGCCCGCGTAATGCGAGCTTTGGAAAGTGAATAAATTAAATAAAGAAGACGTTATATTCTTTTTCGGCTTGTTCTGGATTCATTGACATGAGTGCCACAGCGTTAAACGTGGCAATCAATGGATCAATCTTCCCGACACCTGATTCCTGTTTGCTGATCATCATGCCGTTACCCTTGATGACTGCACGCGCATTCCCAACACACCAGGTCATTAAACCTTGGCCTGCATGGTAAAGATTGCCTTCTGCTAATTTGCGCTCAGTGGTAAGGATATAGCCCATCAGCTTAAAGCCCTGAGCTACTGCAATGAGCTTATCTTCAGGAATACCAGCATCGAGCAAGCCATCTAATAGGCCACCCAAACCAAGTGGATCCAGTCCTATTTTGTCGAGCTTGCCAGAATCGAAGCATTTCTTTGCAATAGCGGCCAGCTGGTCAATGTCATCACCAATACGCTCAACAATGGTCAGACTGCCTTCCTTTTCATAATCAGCGTACTTTGGCGCATTCTCTTTACGCCGCTCAACTGCAGTTTTATTGCACCAAGCGTGATTCCAAAGCCACCATTTACGGCTTTTTGCGTGCCGACCTAGCACAGCAAAGCCGAGCAAGTCATCCAGACCACCACCATCAATACCGCAGGTAATAACGTCTGATTGCTCGATTAGCTTATCCAAGGTGAATTCTTTGGATTGCTGCAGCCAATATTCAGCACCTGCCCAGCGGTTTGCGCGTAGGTTTAGGCCAATTGGTACGTTTAAGTGTTTTGCAAGGAAGTCACGCAGAGATTCTTCGCCAGCGTCTTCAACCTTCTCAAATTCGTTAATCAGATAATCCAGATCAACCGATGCACCTAAGTTTGGATTGGTGACATAGAAGTTTTCAGGTTTTAAGTGCTCACCTGCCTCAAGCATCCATTCAGGAAACTCATAAATCAGCGGTAAGAACTGAGGATTGACCTTCACTCCATCCCGAACATCACGCGCATAATCCAGCAATTGCTTGAACACACCGCATGGCGTTTCATCTGACATAGTAGACAGATAAATCACACAACCTTCAGGCCGTGATGCCAGACCACCTTTTGCTTCACGAAACATTGATTCAGCATTTGATCGTTTCCCAAACAACCAAACCTCATCGATCAGGATGATTGAAGCCTTTTTACCCGCAGCAGCATTACTTTCCGCAGCAATCACTTTTAAGGTCGCATTGGTACCCAAGTGAGTGACTGTTTTGGTATGCTCGGAAATATTGAACATTTCCTGAAGCTCAGGATCTGCTTTGATGAAGTCTCGAATCGGGTTAAAAGAGTTATCAGCAACTTCTTTGGTTGGTGCCAGAATAATAAGCTCAGCTGACATACGATCATTTAAGATCAAGGCCACCATCATGATGCCGGCTGCAATCGTTGACTTGGTGTTTTTCTTGGAAATCAGAAGGAAGAATTCACGAATTAAACGCTTCTTCTTTTCTGGATCGTAAGCGCCAAAGATGGCACGTACAAATTCAATCACCCAATCAAGTGTGACCTCGCCCATTTTGGGGCTACCCATCACATCGACCAAGATCAATTCTTTAAAAATCCGCTCTGCTACATCAGCCACTTCTGGGAAAAGCGGTTCACATGGCATGAGTGACTTTTTAGCGACAATACGCTCCTCCCAGTCTGGGCAAGCGGTTGTCCATTCTGGGAGGATTGCTGACATAAATTTAACTCATTAAAAAACCGCCCTAAGGCGGCTCTATTTATTCATTTTGTATAAATTCTCTGGTCCAGTTTAAAGTTTCCATGGCGCCAATATGAGATAGTTCCATTTCTCGTATTTCGTGATACCTATTCTCCAACTCCTCTAAGAAAATAGTAGAAAACTTAGGATCAACTTTATTCATAGCTTTAGCAAAACTAGCCGAAATTGCAGCTATAGCCAAATTTGTCTGATCAATTGGATTTTGTTCTGTCATGGTCTGCTTCTTATAAGGTAGAGAAACATTACATGCGGGCTATTTAATTTAATTCAACTTCTCAATTGTGAACCTAGCGTCCCAAACTTCCCGCCTTGAGTGGCTTTTTTGGCTTCATCGGCTTTGGTTTCTTTCTTGCCTTTTTCAGCAACTTTACCATGTACATAAGGCAAAGCAGCTTTTGCGGCATTGAAACGCAAGAACATATCGTCACTCTTATTCATAACATCAATCAGGAATTGCAGTGGATCATCCTTTGCATAATCCTCATCATCCAAAGGGTTGTCATCTTCATGAGTGCTGATCGTTTTAACTTTGGGTTTTTCAGAAGTTAAACTTCGACCTTCTTTATCAGCTTTTAACTTTTCAATATGAACAATAATTTCAGGATCTTTTCTTAATTTTGACCCTGCCTGTGATGCCGTCTTTTCTGCATAACCTGCTGAAATTGCAGCTTCTTTGTTGCTTAAGCCGTCAACAACGGCCTGAGCAAACTTTTTCATTTTTTCGCTTAGTGCCATTGGTTAACCTTTAACTTTTCGCTTTAACTTTTGCTGAAATGGGAAATTTTTTTATAAATGAGATCGGGGGCGGTGTCCGCTGGCTCAGGGTTTCAAACTTTTTGACTCCCCCCGCCATTTACACAGACAGCTCAACACTTTTCACTTTTTTCCAAATATTTTGATTTTCTGTTGGTCTTACCCAGTTAATAGGAGCAAGCCACTTACCACCATCAGGTAGCACACCTACAGCAGCATAAGAATACTCACCAGTCTTCCAATAGATTTTATAAAGACCAGGGCTCAGTTCTCGCACTTCCTGTTTGTTCATGTCCGACTCTCCATCTGTGTCTTCTTCTTATGACACAGCACACACAACGACTGAAGGTTTGATTCATCATCCGTACCACCTTGAGCCACATTAACGATATGGTCTAACTCAAGCTCCATAGTCACACGACCACATGAACAGCATGTCCACTCATCACGAGTATGAATCTTCTGCTTGAGTCTGCGCCATGGCCTACCACCACGACCTTGACCCCAATTGTTCTTAGGTGGTCTCGGTGCCTTCGGTGTCATCGCCTGTAGTTTGCTTTGCAGTCTGGGTAGTTTCATTATGTATGCGCACCTTCACTCTCAATCTATCATTCACAAACCGTACGCTATAAATAAGAGAGAGATAGTTTCCATCATTCAAGATTAGTTTTGTCCCTTGAGTCTTTCCTGTCTCTGGAATGCACAGATCAGCAATCTTAAGCGCCTCAGCCTCCTTGTCATTACCAATGCATACTGTGGTTGAGTAGTCATTGAACTTAACCTGAATATCAGCCTCTACATACCAGAAGAAAGCATCACTAACGACGTTGTGCACCTGGCAATTTAATCGCTTCCCATTAGAGAGAATTACTTCGGCACCATGAGGATGTGAGCTACCATCCTTCCACTTAACTTTTGATACTGTTAATTGCTTTGGCTCGTTCGTGCTGCTCAAATCTTTTAACTCCGTCCGACGCTTATCAGCCTCAGCTCTACTTATGATTGATGTCATGCTCTACCCATCCAAATACTGTGACTTCGGCTTCTCATCTTCCTCATCACCTTCCAACTGAATCAATAGCTCATTGATCTGAGCATTCTGTTCATTGTTGATCTGAATGACTTGGACCACTTGGTTTATTACTTGGTTGTTCTGCTCGAGTAGCTTTAAAAGTAAGTCGTTCGATGCACAACCGCATTCTTTCTTTTGATCGTTCATATTGTTCTTTCATCCATTTGCGTCTTGATTCACAGCCTTGGCATGTCATTGATTCATCTCCATCACATATTTAAGATCATCTGGACAAGTCAGCTTCACACCATCTTTTAAGCACCACATTTCAATATCAGTTAAGAATTCAGCCATCTGCTTTGTTGTGGCTTCCGTGATGCTTATTCGATTTGATACAAACTGTCTTAATGGCTCATAGCCTGAACTTCCTGACTTTTTCAAATCACGCATGACTCTAAATGTTTCTGGATATTCGCCCACATTGTCACGATTAAAAATGATCGGCAGATATTTGTATTTGAAGAATGCTGCCGATTCCTCTTTATCCAAACCGCGCTGCTTTCCATACTCAGTCATCCATAGCCAGTACAGTCTGCGTTGAGCATCCGAAAGCTTATCTTCCTTCCGATCAATCACTACCCTTAACGGCTTACCCTCATTAATCGCCTGAATGTAGTTCGTATGCATGTAGTTAATGGCTTTAGTGATGTCAGCATGCGACTGGATAGGAAACACGGCTTTTTGCATTTCCCACTCCCAATAAAAAAAGCCCATCAAATTAATGTTGGGCTTTGCAGAAAAACATTACATACCACATGTTATATCTGGCTGTCAGAAATAATAGCTTAAAATGCTTTCAGGTTAATTTCAAGCCATGCTTTGCCTGTGTGGGAACGTCTAATATCACCAGTTTTGGTAAAGTAAAAAATCCCGTTTGGCGCAACAATGTAATATGTTGGGTATTCAGTGTCAGTACGATAGTGTGTAGCACCTTGAGGTTTATTTGCCTGTATTTGCTCGTACATCAAAACACCTCTCTATCTTCCATCACCAACATCCGATTCACTCTCACCAACCACTGATCAAACATTGCTTCACTCTCTGCCCGATTACCCAGTTGAAAGGTATCGAACTGGAAATGGCAGGAATGGCATAGCGGAACGGTGAACTGATCTGAACTTTTGATCGATCTACCCTTACCATGCTTGGCACTATTTGAATGGGCAGCCTGGCTATGTGGATTACCGCACCGAATGCATGGCAGCTTTCTGATTGCTGCGAGTCTTTTGGGGTTGCGCATTTAATTGTTCTTCTATGCCGTGGATCTGTTTATTCACTTTGCGAAGTTCAGCACCGCACATTTCTTTAAATGCATAACTTGAATACAAATGGTTGTAATTCATCAAGCGGCTGCGATTTTTTTCGAGTACTTCTAAATTCCGTTTTGCTTCTACTGTGTCCAT